ATCACCAGAAAAAGATATATTAGAATTAAAATATTTAAAATTTGTTGATGGGGCAATATTTATCACTAAATGTCCAAAATGTGGAGCCATTTATTATAGTGATATTACAAATTAAAGGGAGGGTAATATGAAATTAATTAAGTTATCAAAGCAATATCCTTTTACAATAAACCAAATTATTACCCTTAGGAGTTTATGCGAAGATGAAGAAGAATTGCAATTTACTTTAAAGTTTTGCAAAGGGTTAGATTATGAAGAAATATATTATGCCTTATCAAGGGGTATAATTAGGAAATCATTAGCTTATCAAAAACATAAAGTTAAAACAAATTTAAGCAAAGTAAAAGAGGAATTTATAAAAGAAATTAAAAAGATGTTTTGCAAACAAGGACTGATTAAATAATGACGAAAGAAAAATTTATAGAAAAATTAAAACAATTTTGTTCAAAAGCGGGTTGCATTCATACCCAAAGAAAAGCAAAATCAATATGGAATGAAATTGAAAATTATTTAAGCAAATCTGAATATAATAAAATTATTATTGCATGGAGCCATCATGTAGAGTGCGGCGAAGGAAGGAACGAATTAGATAAAATTATAAATGGAATTATCAAAAGTAAGGACTGATTAAATGAAAATCATAAAAGGATATACAGTAACCCAATCAATAATTTTATATAACGAACGTCTGTATTGCGATTTTAGCCGTTTTATTTTATTCATAAGGGTATTAATCCTATCTTTAATTAAAATGGCTATTTACCCCCTTAAAATGATTTTAAAAGGTATTTTTAAAACATACGTTTGGTTAAAAATTAGATTTATCAAATTTAAAAAATGGCTTAAGAAAAGAAAAAGGGAAATATTGCTTGTTATATCATGGCTTATAGGCCATTTTCTTTTAACCTGGGGATTAGTTGATATATTGGGTTCTGTAATATGGAAGCTGTCGTATGGGATTTTATTTTTAGGCATTGGGGGTTGGAAGCTGGGTATTCAAATACTCAAGGTGGGGTTTTATGCTTTATCTGAAAAGGATTAGATATTATCTGTATGAATTGGTTAATAAATTTGTGATATGGATTGTTATTAAGATTGCGGGGAGGTAAAGATGTTAAAGAATTTTAGAGAATATGTAATTATGAATTACCAAATGGGTAGTTTTAGAGAAATTATAAAGAAGGAACCGTTAAGTTTTTAGACCAATTAAAAGATTTAATAAAAAAAGACTCAGTAAAATTAGAATGGAGTTTGCAAAATGGTTTATTTGAACGACTTAATCCTAAAACCGGGTTTGTAGAAAATTGTTATAACGGCAATATGCAAATTACACTAAATATTTATGATAAAGAAAAAGACGGAGTAAACGAATTAATTAAAAAAGTTTATTCGGAAGACTGAACACCTTAACCGGTGTTTTTTAATGCCTTGTTTCAAGGGAGATGGTACCTATGAACATATTTAAAAAAGCAGCACATGATTTAAAAATTAACACAAAAGCCAAATCAGATAATCCCTTATCTATGATTGCAAGTGTTTTACATGGCCGGCCAATATGGTCTGATAATGATTATGAGAGTCATGTTTTAGAGGGTTATAAGAAATCATGGGTGGTTTATAAGTGTATCCACTTAAGGGCACAGGCAGTAAGCAGACTGCCATTAAAGGTATATAAACATAAAAAAGATGGAGAAGAAGAACACCTGCCCGAACATGATTTACAGCAATTATTAAGAAAACCCAATCCCTATTATTCTATTCAATCACTACTGGAATTTTGGGAAATGTCAAGGTGTTTAAGCGGTGAAGCATACTGGCAACTTGTAAGATTAGGAAGAAATGATATACCTGAACAGTTATATTACTTAAGACCAGATAGAATGAATATAGTGCCGGATGAAAAGGAATACATCAAGGAATATATCTATAAAATTAACCATAAAGAAAACAGGTTAAACCCCGAACAGGTATTATATTTCAGGATGCTTGACCCCTTAAACGAATACGGCGGCTTATCACCATTGATACCTGGCGGTAGAATAATAGATACTGATAATGAGATAACCGAATGGAATAAGGTATTTTTCCAGAATGCAGCAAGGCCAGATGGAGCTTTTGTATCAGACGGGCACTTGAACACAGATAGTTTTGACCGGATGAATGAACAAATAAAGGCAAAACATTTAGGGACTAAAAATGCCCATAAGCCATTATTGCTTGAAGGCGGAGTAAAATGGCAAGAGATACAAAATTCACATAAAGACATGGATTTTCCGGGATTAAAGAACATGACAAGGCAGGATATTTGTGACCTGTTGGGAGTACCGACATCATTAATTAGTAACCGGAAAGAAGACGGTAGTACTTATAACAACCGGAGAGAAGCAAGGTTATTCTTCTGGGAAGATACAGTGTTAATGGAAGGACAGGATTTAACTGAAGCGCTTAATAATGAACTGGCACCCCGTTATGGTGATGATGTATTTATAAAGATAGACACTTCTGAAATACCAGCTTTAAGGGAAAACGAAGACAGCAAAACCGAAAGATTAAATTCTAAAATAGAAAATAACTGGTTATTGCTAAATGAAGCAAGGACGGCAGATGGCAAGGAACCGATTGATGGATTAGATATAACATTAGCAGAACACCAGGCTAAATTTAAAAATGTAGGTTTATTACAAACAAATAGCAAAGATATTGTTGACATGAAAGAAGTAAAATCATTGTTATTGGAAGTTAATAATACATTGAATGATGTAAAAAAAAACAATAGAAAACTAGAATTGTTTAATCAATATAAACACCTGTTTGATGATGAAGAGATAAAGGATATCAAAGGCAATTTATTAAAGAAAGAGATAACACTTGAACATGCTGAAAAATGGTTTAATTATATTAAACAGACATTGCCTTTTGAAGATAGGTTTAATAAACTGGTAACCCGGTTATTTACAGAACAGGAAAAGACGGTTTTAGATAATCTATCAGGTTATGAAAAAAGTAAAAATTATGTAGAAACAAAAGACATATCAGAAGGTGATATTGATGATATAATATTTTCTTTTGAAGAACAGAAGGAATATTTTGCGACAGAATCCGGGCCACTATTTAGAAATTGTGTTCAGGTTTTCGGTACAGATGCATTATCAAGTTTAGGATTGGCCATTGATTTTGATTTGGAAAATCCTAGAGTAGCAGAATTTTTGGATAAAAAAGTGATGAAATTTGCAGAAGAAGTAAATGATACCACGATAAAACAATTGAAAAAGGAATTAATAGAAGGATTGCATGAAGGTGAAGGGATACCGGAATTATCCAAAAGGGTAAAGGGTGTTTTTGAAGATGCGACCACCTGGAGGGCTAATAATATAGCACGAACAGAAATAATAGGAAGCAGTAATTTTGCAAACGATGAGGGATTAGTGCAAAGTGGTGTTGTGGAAACGAAGAGTTGGTTGACATCTATAGACGGGAGAGAAAGGCCGGAACACGCCGCTGCTAATGGACAAGAAGTGCCGGTTGATAAGCCTTTTATAGTGGGTGGCGAGGAGCTTGATTATCCTGGACATTATATTGGAAGTCCATGGAACGTATGCCAATGCCGTTGTACTGTCATTGCAGAAAAATTTAAGGAGTGATACCCGTAAAGGATTTTCAAGAAATGAATAACAATGAGTTAATAAAAGAATTAAAGGACAGATGGGATAACATAGACCCCTTGTTGGTCAATATCCATAATTTAAACGATGAAGAATTAAAAGAGTTTGAAAATAGGTTAATGTGGCTTGGATTAGCATTAAGTTATCTAGAGGGTGATAAAAATAAATGATAAAAAAATAAACTATCATAAATTTAGATGTATGAATTGCAAAATCCCTATTGCTGAATATGATGATGCAAAAATGAAAGGCAAGTTTCATGAAAGAATAAAATGCCCTCATTGTGGTGCATGGAATTATCTTAATATAGATAAAGATTAAATAAGCTAAAATAAAATATTTTACCTGGAGTCCCAGAGGCCAGTCATTAAGGATTAATTTCCTTAGTGGCTGGCCTTTTTTCTATTTCACAACAGTTTTAAGGTGGTGGTTATATGAAATGAAAATTACAAGAGCTTTATATAGATTTAATTATTTTATAAAGGTGGTGAGCAAATGAAATTAGATTATAAAAATTTTCCCTTTGAAGAAACAAAACAAATCCCGTTTGAAATTAAAGAATTTGATGAAGAAACCGGAATATTTGAGGGATATGCAGCCGTTTTTAATAACGTCGATGATGGCGGTGATTTGATAGAACCAGGAGCATTCACCAAAACTTTACAAGAAAACGGGCATAGAATTAAGATTTGTTATCAGCACGACCCCTATAACCCAATAGGCAAACCATTGGAAATACGCCAAGATGAAGTCGGATTGTTTGTTAAGGGAAAAATCAGCGACACCTCAACGGGTAAAGACGTCAAAGTGTTGCTAAAAGACCGCGTAATTAATGAGTTATCTATTGGATATGACGTTATCAAAAAGAAGATGAAAGATGGCGTTAGACGTTTACGTGAAATAAAGCTTTATGAATTCAGCCCCGTAACATGGGGCATGAACAAATTAGCTATTATCACCGATGTCAAATCATTGCTTGATAGATTAAGCAAAAAAGACCTGATGGATAAACTTGAAGGTCAGGAATTAAGGGAAGAAAGATGGCGGATTACAAGTGCACTGGATGATGTCATCTATGATTTGTTGGATAACGAAGAACTTTCTGATGAAGATAAGGTATCAGAATTTAAGACTTCATTAGAACAGTATTCCGAGATTATGATTACCTGGTTTACACAGATGTTGGGCCTTGAAAAATCAGAAATAAGGAAATTAGAAATAAAGGCCGGACGGGTTTTATCTGCCCAAAACAAACAGATAGTCGAAAAAGCAGTCAAGTCTTCTGAAAATGTAATTGATGCATTAACAGCACTTCTGGAAGCCACTGAGCCGGATGATGATAAGTCCACTCAAAAGCAGAAAGAAGCCGCTGAAGAAGACAAAGAAGAAATAACTGAGCCGGGAGATAACAACCCCACTCAGAAAGACATAGATGAGGAGCCGGAAGATGACCACTCCGAAGATGATAATAAATTATCAGACGTATTGGCTGAACTAAAAGAATTAACAAACAAACTAGAAAATAAGGAGAGTGAATAATATGGCTGTAATAAAAGAACAGGTTGAAGAAATTCAGGAAGTTGTTGCAAAGTTAAGAAAGGAAATTGATGGAGTTGCAGAGGTAAAGGGTAATGTCAATAAGACTACTGAAAAGATGGAAAACCTTCAGGATGCCATTGATAAAATGGAAGAAAAGATGGGAACTATTAACAGCCTTGATGAAAAAGTCAAGGAACAGGA